GGTGGTCATAAACGGATTGGTGTTCAACAGCGGCCCCCACGCGGACGCGTCAGGGTCGGGAATCAGGGTGACAGTGTGGTCCCCAATCACGAGGCCACCCGCCTACCAATGCGCCTGTCGTGGCCTCCCAATATGCGGTTAACCTGGCGGGCTACGCCCTCGGGGTCGAGGGCGCCGTTTATGTTTATGGTGACGCCCCCGGATTGGGCGGCGCCTACGCCGCCGCTGCGCCCAACCCGGGGGGCCGAATACGTCCCGAATCCCCCTGTGTTCGGGACGCCGAACGTGGCCGAGAATCCCCCGAGGCCAGGGATTTTCGGGAGACTGATTTTAGGTACGTGAATGCGGCCTAGCCAATCGATAAGCGATTGGACCGCGCCAATTACCTTGTCGATTGCGGCGCGGATTATGTCGAAGGGGGCCGACAGGACGGCCCCGATCCCTGCCGCCGCCGATTTGAGGGCGCTCCATACGTTCGCCCACGCGGAACGAACGGCAGAGGCGACGGTCTGCGCGGCCTCCCTGACCCCGCCGAATATGGCGCGGAAGGTCGACACGTAGCCCCTGACGAGGGTTGCCAGGACGGACCACAACCCCCGCCATATCGCTTTAGCCACGTCGGTTACGGCGCGGACAATGGTGCGGATTACGGCCATTGCCACCCGGAAAACCAACACGTAGGCGCGGACGTATGCGGAGAGGGCGGCCCATAACGCCTGCCACACCGCTTTAATGGCCCTGCCGACGGCGAGGGCGGCGGTGCGAATGGCGGCCCATACGCCTAAAACGATTCGCCTAAACGTGGCCGACTTTTTCCACAAAATGACGATGACCGCGACCACGGCCAATACTGCGACGATTACCAACGCGATTGGGCCGAGGGCGGCCAACCATGCGGCCTCTGACGCCGCGGCGGCCAGGGTCGTAACCGTCGTGTAAATGGACATTGCCACGTTGAGAGTGATTACCGCGACGGCGAGGGCGGCGACGCCTGCGGCAATAATCGTGAATAGGGTCCCGTGGTTTTGAGCCCACGCCCCGACCTTTACCAATATGCCCATGAGTTTGGTGAGGGCGGGTAATAGCACCGCCCCGGCGGCCTCTTGGGTTTCGGCCAGGGAGACTTGGAACCGCTTCATTTTGCCCGCCGCGGTGTCCCCTGCCGCTTTGGCCGCGCCCCCTGTTTTGTCCTTTAGTTCGTCCATAATCCGGCCCATATCGCCGGAGGCCAGGGCGGCTTTCGATAGGCCAGGAACGAGTTTCCCGAGGCTAGTGGTCGACCCGCCGAATCCTTTGGCTAACGCTTGGGTCACCGACGACAGGGGTTTGCCGGTGGCCGCGGACACGTCCATAGCCACGGCCAAAGCCTTTTGGCTTTTTTCTACGTCCCCGGTTGTTCTGACAAGGGTGGACAATGCGGGGCGCAATTCGTCGTCGGCAACTCCCGTTGCCATCGACATTTTAGTTATCCAATCCTCGGTCGCCGCGATTTGCGATTTCGAGGCGCCCGCATTCCGCATCATCGATTGGGCTAGGGCATCCTGTGACGCCGCATCCTCCGCCGCCGCTTTGGCCGCGGATATCGCGGCCCCGCCGACCGCCACGAGGGCGCCCGCGGCCACTTTCGAGGCGGTGGCTAGGCCGCGCGAAAACTTGCCGGTTTTCTCGCCTACGTCGTCAATCCCTTTGGCTTTTGACGTGTCGGCAATCACCCGGACAATCAAGTCAGCGGTGGCGGCCACGTTTCTCGATTTCCTTTCGGTGCCCCTCCAATATGTCGAGGGCAGTAACTAGGATTTCTTCCGGTTCGTCCCACCAATCGCGCGGGGCCGTATTCGTGGCGATTGCTATTTCGACAATTAGCCGAATTCGGGAACCGGTTGGGTAGGGTCCACCGAATCGGCGTCGTCCGTTAATGCCTCGACATCTAGGGTTTCGGCCTCCCATTTTTCATACGTGAATTCGGGGGGAATAGCCCCGGTGCGTCGGGCCGCCGCCCACGACAGGAACGTAAGCCACAGGAAGGGCGCGTCTTGGAACGTCGGCCACTTATGTTTGGCCCTCGTCCGATCCCACAAAACCAAATCGGCGTTAGTGGTTTGGAATTCGACGGGCTCGATTCCGAGGCGGCGTACCCGTACGCGCGGGGAAGTTAAACGAATGTCGCCCATTAGGCCCCCTTTACTGTGTGCAAAATGCGGTCGGCCTCGTCGGCGTAATAGGCCAGATATGTCCCCTCGAGGGCGACGAGGGGGTCAGACAGGAAGGGTTGCGCCTTTTGCCCATAGCGGGCGTAGCCCCAATGGGTCCGATTGGCGTAGGGCAGGGCAGACATAACCGCGGCCACGTTGTTGTCAACGGTGGGGGTGATGGACGAGGCGAGGGCGCCTGTCAGGCGGGGCGCCTCTGTTCTGCCGCGGTTGGCGATGAGGTTGGCGGCGCGGTCCCCGGCGCGTTCCATATCGCCCATTTCGCGGGCGGCGCGGTGGAGTGACGCCGTTAGTTCGTCGGCGCCCTCGACCGTGATTGAGTCGGTCACGACGCCTCGGAGACGAATTCGTCGGAGAATCCGCCGACGCTAACGACCTCGAACGCGTATGCGGGAACACCGACGATTGCGAATTCAAAATCGCTCGTCATGGTTTCGCCCATCGTGTCGCCCCCGAAATCGAGGGGGTCGATTACGACAACGCCGGTGGCGGTTGTTCCTGCGGTGGCGGGGGCGGTGAATTCGCTGTTAGGCGTGAACGTGAACGCCTGTTCGGAACCGGGGGCCGCCTGTGACATTGCGAAAAACCCTGACTCGAGGGCAACGTCTGTGTCGATATTCCCCGACAGGGTGTAGGTGTAGGTCGTTGCCCCCGGCTTTACGGTGCCGCACAACTTAGTTACGGAGTCGCCCTGATCCTTTGACGCCGCAATGGTGGCGTTGTTGATAAGGCATGACACGTCGATTTCGGAGCCGGTGGCGCCGATGGTCAACTCGCCTGGCCCTAACTTGCGTGTTCCGTCGTCGGCCATTCTCGTTTTCCTTTCACGGGGTTACCCGCGGGGTTACGCGGATACGTAGGGCGGGCATGGGGGTTTGGTTTCCGAATGAGAGTTGGATGGGGTCGGCGTTTCCCACGTCGGCTACCGCCCACAATTCCGCGACCACACGACCTAGCAGGGAGTCGCCCTGATTCACGGTGTCCGGTTCGTATCCGGCGGGGAGGATGACCATTACGTCGTATTGGTGGGAGGCCACCATGCCGAGGCGCCCGCGGTGGAAGTCGGACAACGCCCATCGGGGGAACGCGTCGAATGCCGCGGGGTTGTCAGGGGCCGACGGGTGAGCCGTAACGCCCTCCACCCGCCCAAGGGAGGCCACTAGGGCGTCCCTGGCAGAGGGGGCAGGGGCAAACCCCGCCGCGGTTGGTTGCGGCCCTGTGGCGCCCGATTTGAGGCTCACCCCAACACCGCCCGCACAAACGCCCGTTCGTGTTCGTCAATGAGGTTGTCCGCGGCTATGCGGGTCGGCCCGAATTCGGCAGAGTCAACCCCCACCATGCCGAGGGGCAGATTCCTGCCCGCCACTTCCCTTTGCACGCGCCGCATAAACGCTTGGGCCAGGGATTCGTTAACCGCCCCGGTGTCGGGGTCCCGCCCAATATCGGTGTTGCACCGCGCGGTTTGGTCGGTGGCGGCGGTGCTCATCATTCGCTCTAAATCGGCGTCGGGAAGGGACGTGGCCGGTACGCGGATATACGCCCTCACGTCGGAGAGGGCGGGGTAGCCGTTCGGCATTCCGACGACGGGCCACGTCCCTTCCACACTCATTACGGCCCCGCGACCGGCATCGTGAGGGGCGTGAACGCGACGGGGGCGACGTTGACGAATGCACAGAATCCGGCGTAGCCGACCAACTGACCCAACACGTCGGGCTCTCCAACTTGCATGAGCCCGTCAATGTCCTCGTAAAACTCGGCATATCGGGCGGGGCCGACAATCGCTGTTCCTGCCGC